TCGTGCGCGTGATGCGTTGCAGAACAAGGGCATCGTCGTGATCGACAAAGGCTATGCGTGGGTGAACTACGATTTGCTGAAGGGAGAAAAAACATGAGATGTAAAGAATGCGACGGTGACGGCGAGGTCGAGCGCGAACATACCGTCGGCGGGTATGACGGTGGCGCGTGGATGGCTTACCGCGTGAAATGGGTCGAGTGTGAAACGTGCAACGGAACGGGAGAGGTAGAAGATGATTGAAGTCATATCGCTTGGTGCTGGCGTCCAAAGCACCGTGATGGCGCTGATGGCGGCGCATGGTGAATTGCCAATGCCAGACTGCGCAATTTTTGCGGACACGCAATTTGAGCCAGAAGAGGTATACGCGCATTTAGATTGGCTTGAGGCGCAGCTTCCGTTCCCCGTTCACCGGGTGACTGCGGGCAATTTAAAGCAAGACGTTTTAGATGGCGTCAACACGACCGGCCAAAGTTTTGCGGCCATTCCCTTTCATATTGAAGGTGGTGGTTTCGCAAGGCGTCAATGCACAAAGGAATATAAAATCGAGCCAATTCGGAAGAAATTGCGCGAATTGATTGGCCTGAAATTTCGCGAGCGTGCGCCGAAAGAAATTTCAATCCGGCAGTGGATTGGGATCAGCACGGACGAGGCGGTCAGAATGAAACCCAGCCGAGATAAATGGGTTCAAAATATATGGCCTCTGATTGATGCAGAAATGTCGCGGAACGATTGTTTAAAATGGTTTGAGCGGCGCTATCCCCTTCGGCCACTGGCAAAATCGGCCTGTATTGCCTGCCCATTTCATAATGATGTTTTGTGGCGAGACATGAAAATCAATGATCCCGAATCATTCGCAGAAGCCGTGCAATTCGACAATGACATCCGAAAAAACAAATCGGGTCAATTACGCAAGCAAGCATTCGTTCACCGCTCATGCAAGCCGCTGGAAGAGGTGGACTTCCGCAACTTGGAAGACATGGGGCAGTTAAATTTTTTCAACGAAGAATGCGAAGGGATGTGTGGCGTATGAACAGGTCTGAACTATTAGAAAACGTGACCGTCGCGCTGTCTGATCGCGGCAGTGCGTATGGCGATGCGTCTGATAACTTTCAGCGCATCGCGGATATGTGGTCTGTTATACTGAGCCGTCGCGTAACGATGAAGGAAGTCGCGCTTTGCATGGCGGCGGTAAAGATGGCAAGATTAGTCGAAACGCCGGACCATGCCGATAGCTGGATCGACCTGGCGGGCTATGCGGCGTTGGGAGTCGAAGTGCATGACCGATAAGAAGCTGACCGTTCGCGAGGCGCGAGCGGCTCTAGCGGCGGACGACGAGGAGCGGAAACGCGCTGTCGTTGAGGAACTGGAGGCGATTGGCTCCGGCGAGATCACCGACGTATTGTCGTGGGACGAACTCGGTCGCGTACAGGTGCGCCCGTCTGACAAGTTATCGCCGCGGGCGAAGCGGTCGATCAAGAAGGTGAAGATCACGCCGAACGAGCATGGCAACACGATTGAGGTCGAGATGCACGACAAGCTGTCGGCGCTTCGCTTGCTGGCGAAGCACCGTGGCTTGCTTGAGCCGAACAGCGATGAGCGCCGTCCCAGCATGATTGGCATCAACGTGACGGGACCGAAGACGACGACGTATGAAGTCATAGACGAAGAAAGGGATGATGATGAACGGGAGTAACGTCATAGACCTTTCGCGTCGGTACGTTCGCTTTTACGCCACGCATATTGAGTGCGACTTCTGCGGTGAGTTATCACGCGGCCGCATTTACGACAGTATGCAGGCGGTTGTCTGCGGATCGTGCGGCGGCGTATGGTGGACTTTCGAACACAGTGACGAGTGGCATGAGGAGACGTGGGATGGCTAGAGCGCAACGGGCAACGGATCGTTCGCCGCGTCGAACGCGGCAGCGTGATACGGATGCGCTGACCGGGCTGAACCTGGACTTCAGCGAAAGCCCGACAGTCTGGAAGTTTCTGAACGACGATAGCTTCGTGCGTGGCCTGATGGGTCCGGTCGGCAGTGGCAAGACGTATGCCAGTCTGGCGGAAGTGATGCTACGCGCCGTGAAACAGGTGCCATCGCCAATCGACAATATCCGCTACACGCGCTTTGCGGTTATTCGTAACTCGTATCCTGAACTTCGCACGACGACACTGAAGACGTGGCAGGAGATATTCCCGGAGAACACATGGGGCGAGATGCGCTGGTCGCCGCCGATCACGCATCATATCAAGCTGCCCCCGCGTGACGGAGCGCCGGGGCTGGACTGCGAAGTGATCTTTCTCGCGCTGGACCAGCCGCGTGACGTGCGGAAGCTGCTTTCGCTGGAACTGACCGGCGGGTTTATTGACGAGGCGCGTGAGTTGCCGAAGGCGGTGGTCGATGGCCTGACATCGCGTGTCGGTCGTTACCCGACGAAGAAGAACGGCGGTTGTCCGTGGCGTGGCGTGTGGATGTCCACCAACCCGATGGATTCGGACCACTGGTGGCCGAACCTTGCGGAGAAGAATCCGATACGCGGTCGCTACCCGTGGAGGTTTTTCAAGCAACCCGGCGGCGTGAAGGAAGGCACGAAAGAGCACCAGGACGCGATCTTCGCGGCTGACAAGCACTGGATTATGAACGAAAGAGCGGAGAACCTGAACAACCTGCCGCCTGGTTACTACGAGCAGCAGCTTGCGGGTAAGACGCTTGACTGGATTCAGTGCTACGCCGGAGCGCAGTATGTTTATGTGCAGGACGGCAAGCCGGTGTGGCATGAGTTCAGCGACAGCCTGATGTCGGCGGATGTAGAGATTGAGACTGGTATGCCCGTGCATATCGGCCTCGACTTTGGTTTGACGCCTGCTGCTGTTTTCGGTCAGAAGATGGCGAACGGGCGTTGGCACATTGTGCATGAACTTGTCGCCTTCGACATGGGGCTTGAGCGGTTCGCGCATCATTTGATGGCGGACATCTCGACGAAGTTTCCGAAGTCGGAGATATTCATCTGGGGCGACCCGGCGGGTGGCAAGCGCGACGAAATCTTTGAGGTGACGGCGTTCGACCATCTGAGGACGCTGGGGCTTCGCGCCCAGCCGACAGCATCGAACGACTTCAAGGTTCGTCGTGAGGCTGGTGCGATGCCGATGAACAGGCTGATTGATGGTCGGCCCGGTCTGCTTGTGTCGAAGGAGTGTACGCGGACACGGAAGTCATTGGCTGGCGGCTACCACTTCAAGCGCGTTGCTGTTGGTGCTGGGCATGAGCGATTCCGTGACATGCCGAATAAGAACGAGCATTCGCACGTTGGTGACGCATATGGCTATCTGATGCTAGGTGGCGGTGAGCATCGCACTCTGACGAGGAATCCGAACGGTCGCCCGATGTTCAAGCAGCATGTGGCGAATACGGACTTCAACATTTTTGCGTGAAAAAAGCGCCCCGGCTAACCACAAACCGGGGCGCTTAGTCGCAACCAGGGAGAAGTTCGAGTACGAACAGGGATAATATATATGTCTTTGCCTGATGTATCAACTAACTATCGTGTGAATTTCATCCCTTTTCATTGGGGGCATGTGCATATGATGGACCTGCGCCCATTCGAAAAGCAGTATTTTGAATGGTTCGACGATTACAATGAGGTTCTGAAGCAGTTCGCCGCGCATGGTAATTGCTACACGGCGCTCCATAATGGCAATGTGGCTTGTTGCTTTGGCGCTGTGCCTCTGAATCGCGGCACGGCAGAGGGTTGGTTGCTCACTAGCTATATTGTTGAAAGCAATCCTATATCACTTACACGCGGCGCTAGGCGATATATCAATAAGATTGCAATAGATATGCAATTACATCGATTGCAGTTCGTGGTAGATAATAGCAATGTTCTTGCAATCCGATGGACAAAAGCATTAGGATTCACGGAGGAAGGGCTTATGAGGAATTATGGGCCTGACAAATCCGATCATTTTATGTACGCGAGGTATTTCTAATGGGTGGAATGTTTGGTGGTCCGAAGATGCCACCGCCGCAACCTCTGCCAGAGCCGCCTGAGCCTGACCCCGAAATCACTGCCGCGCAAGAGCGTCAGGAGGCTCGGCTAGAAGAACGCGAGCGTAAGGCTGAAGCTGAGATCGCCGCACGTCGTCGCGCTCGCGGTGTTGGCGGTCAACGCACACTGCTTTCGATGGAGCGCGAAGATGCGCGTCGAGGTATTTCAACGACATTGGGAGCAGGCTAATGGGCGGGTCAAGACGGCCTGCTGCCCCGCCCCCGCCCGCGCCAGTCGTAGCGGAGCCGGAGCCGGTTGTGGAGAAAGCCAGCCGCGCGCAGCAGGAAGCCGCCGCACGTCGTCGCGCTCGTCGCATCGGCGCACGTACACTGCTCGGCGGCGGTCTCGTAACCCGCGAAGAACAAGATACGTTAGGAGTCGGCTAATGCCTAAAGTCGTAATGAAAGACGGAAAGACCAAGACGTTCGCTTATACGAAGGCCGGTATGTCTGCGGCGAAGGAATACGCCAAGCAGTACGGTGGGCGCATCAGCGAGGTCAACATGAAGACCGCGATGATGAAGAAGAAGGCTAAGTAACATGCCGATGAAGGCGGGTAAGTCTGACAAGGCCATCGGCCAGAACATCAAGATGCTGATGAAGGAAGGCCGTCCCATGAAGCAAGCAGTAGCTATTGCTATGCGTAAGGCAGGAAAGCCGAAGAAATGAAGAAGGTCTGGGAAAAGAAGCGACCGAAAGGAATTGGCAAGCCCAAGAGCCTGACGTCTGAGCAGAAACGCGCCGCAATGCGAGCCGCGAAAAAGGCCGGTCGCCCGTACCCCAACTTGATTGACAATATGCGAGCCGCCCGTGGCTAAGACTCCAGCTTGGCAACGCAGGGCGGGTAAGAATCCCGCAGGCGGTTTGAATGAAAAGGGCCGTGCCTCCGCACGGGCGCAGGGTATGGACCTGAAAGCGCCTGTCAAAAAGGGCGATAACCCACGTCGTGCATCTTTCTTGGCGCGAATGGGTTCAATGCCCGGCCCGGAGCGCGACGAGAAAGGTCGCCCCACGCGCCTGCTCCTATCACTCCGCGCGTGGGGCGCTTCTTCCAAGGCCGATGCCAAGAGCAAGGCCAATGCGATTAGCGCCCGCAACAAGGCGAAAGGTTAATCATGCTTACCGTCGAACAGGTCATCAAGCGTCACGAACTGGCCCAGCGCCGTAAGGACAACTGGCGTCAGATTTACGAAGACTGCTACGAGTTCGCGCTGCCGCAGCGCAATCTGTACGACGGTCATTACGAAGGTGGTGGGTCGCCTGGGCAGAACAAGATGGTTCGCGTCTTTGACTCAACCGCGATCAATTCAACGCAGCGGTTCGCCAACCGCATTCAGTCGGGTCTGTTCCCGCCGTATGGGCGCTGGTGTCGTTTGGAGCCGGGACCGGATATCCCGCCGGAGCGTCAACTTGAGGCGCAGGCGGTTCTTGATACATACGCAGACAAAATGTTTTCGGTTTTGCGTCAGTCGAATTTTGATCTGGCGATGGGCGAGTTTCTTATGGACCTCGCTGTCGGCACGGCTGTTATGCTCATCCAGCCGGGTGACGAAACGACGCCGATCCGGTTCACGCCGGTCCCGCAGTATCTCGTTGCCATTGAAGAAGGCGCACACGGCAAGGTCGATAATGTTTATCGCCGGATGCGCCTGAAGGCGGAGGCGATCAAGCAGCACTGGGTCGATGCGGAAATACCGGATCGCCTTCAGCGCATGATCGACGAGAAGCCGACTGACGAGATCGACTTGCTTGAGGCGACTGTGCTTGACGTGCAGCGAGGTGACTTCGACTACATGGTGATCTGGCCGGACGGCAAAGCACCGCTGGTAGAGCGCAAGATGAAGTCATCGCCGTGGATTGTGGCGCGATACATGAAGGTCGCGGGCGAGGTCTACGGTCGCGGTCCACTTATTACAGCGCTTCCCGACATCAAAACGCTGAACAAGACGCTGGAACTTCTGCTGAAGAACGCATCGCTTTCTATCGCTGGCGTCTACACTGCCGCAGACGATGGCGTTCTGAACCCGCAGACCATCCGCATTACGCCCGGTGCTATCATCCCGGTCGCGCGTAACGGCGGTCCGCAGGGAGAGAGCCTGCGTCAGTTGCCGCGATCAGGCGACTTCAACGTGTCTCAGATCGTGATTAACGATCTTCGCATGAGCGTGAAGAAGATCATGCTTGATGATTCCCTGCCGCCGGACAATATGTCGGCTCGCAGCGCGACCGAAATCGCAGAGCGCATGAAGGAACTGGCGCAGAATCTAGGCAGCGCGTTTGGTCGTCTGATTACCGAGACGATGATCCCGGTTGTGTCCCGCGTCATGTACGTCATGGACGAGCGCGGCATGATCGAGATGCCGCTGCGTGTGAATGGCTTGGAGGTAAAGGTATCTCCGGTATCGCCAATCGCCCAGGCGCAGAACATGGGCGACATTGAGAAGATCACGCAATGGGTCCAGCTATCGCAGGCGCTTGGGCCGGAAGGCACGATGGCTCCTAGGATGGGTGCGATTGCCGATTACATTGCTGATAAGTTAGGGGTTCCTGCTGAACTCCGCACAACGCCGCAGGAGCGCCAGATGGCAATGCAGCAGGCGGCTGAGATGGCGCAGATGGCGGCACAACAGGGCATGATTGAAGGAGGACAATGACAGAAGTAGAAGGGTGGGAAGGACTACGGCAAGCAGCGCCGGAGTTCCGTCGCACGAATGAGCAGGAACGTGACGACATTGATCGCATGTACCTGCGAGTATTCGGCAGCGAAGACGGGCAGAAGATATTGGAGCATCTGCGTTCGCTGACGATAGAGCAGCCTACTTGGTATCCGGGCGAAGAAGCAAGCCACGGCTATGCTAGGGAAGGGCAAAATTCACTGGTCCGCGAAATTGAGCGGCGTATTAAAAGGGCATCACAGTTATGAGCGAAGAAGCAGAAAACACAGAGAGTTCCGGCGAGGGTCTTCTTGCCGGTGCGGCACCTGCGGTCGAAGAAGCGCCGCAGGAAGAAGCAGCAATTGACCATCGCGTTCCTGACGATCAGCCTAGCGTAGAGCAGGTTACTGTCGCGGAAAACGATGAAGAAGTAGAGTTCGAGCGTCCTGACTGGTATCCAGAAAAGTTCTGGAACGATGATGAAGGGCCAGACCTTGAGAATCTCGCAAAATCATACAATGAACTTCAGAAGAAGTTCTCCCAAGGCAAGCACAAAGCGCCTGAAGAATATGACGTGAAGATGTTTGAGGAAGCTAATATCGGCGAAGATGACGAACTTTTCTCAACGTATAAAGATTGGGCGAAAGAAAACGGCATCAGCCAGCAGGCTTTCGAAGACTTGGCGTCAAAGTTTATCAGCATGGCTGGGCAAGAGCAGGAACTTGCCGAAGTCTCGTACAAGGAAGAACACAAGAAACTGGGGCCGAACGCGGACATGACGATCAAGTCCATGACCGAGTGGGCGCAGGGTCTTGTCCGTAAGGGTGTGTGGAGCGGCGATGACTTTGAGGAGTTCAAGATCATGGGCGGCACCGCCCAAGGTCTGCGCGCCTTGCAGAAGGTCCGCTCATATTATGGCGATCAGCCTGTGCCGGTGGATGTCGGCCCGATTGACGGCCTTCCGTCGAAGGAAGAACTGTCCGCTATGGTGGCAAAGCCTGAGTACATCAGCGATCCGGGCTACCGCGCCAAGGTCGAGAAGATGTTCGATCAGGTATATGGCACACAGGATTACTCAGCGATATGAGAAGGCAAGCACCCATAGAGCAAGAACTAAAAGCCCCAGACGTTGATTATGGTGGCTTTTTTGAGGATCACTCCGACGGAGACAGCGACAAACGTCCTTCCTTGGGATACTGCACGATCCAAAAAATTGAGAGAATAGTGTTTGAAATCAGGCGGACTAGCCATAGTCTGTCTTGACAAAAGCCTATTTACAATGTAGCGCCTCGTTCCTATAATCATTCCGACGGATAACCTTCTGGCCCGTTAGACCGGCCTTGGGACGAGGCGCAAAACCGTTCAAGCCGCAGCCCGACACGGATACCTGCTAGGCGTTTTTCGTAAACCGAACCGAAAGGAAAAAGGAAATGGCCGTAGGCATTTCTAACGCTTTCGTTCAGTTGTTCGATGCGGAAGTCAAGCAGGCTTATCAGGCTTCCCGTATGCTCGCAGGTGCGACCCGCGAGCGGAACAACGTCGAAGGCTCGGTCGTGAAGTTCCCGAAAATTGGGAAAGGCACGGCAACGGTCCGCGTACCGCAGACCGACGTTACCCCGCTGAACGTTACCTACTCGCAGGTGTCCGCCACGATGGAAGACTACATCGCTGCCGAATACAGCGACATTTTCCATCAGGCCAAAGTGAACTTCGATGAGCGCCGTGAACTGGTGCAGGTCGTTGGTAACGCTATTGGTCGTCGGATGGATCAGCTTGTCATTGACGCGCTGAACTCAGCTTCGTCGCCCTCGACTGTCGGCACCGATGTCGGCGGCGCGGGTACGAACCTTAACCTCGCCAAACTTCTCGCGGCGAAGAAGGCTATGGACGCGAACAACGTCCCGGCTGAAGGTCGTATGATTGTCATCCATGCGAATGGTTTGTCAGCGCTTCTGGACGAAACTGAACTTACTAGCTCGGATTTCGCCACCGTCAAGGCGCTTAGTGCTGGCGAGATCGACACGTTTCTGGGCATGAAATTTATCATGCTCGGTGATCGTGACGAAGGCGGTCTTCCGCTGCCGTCCACCCGCACCAGCTTCGCGTTCCATCGTGACGCGGTTGGTCTGGGCATCAGCATGGCTCAGAAGTCTGAAATCAACTATGTGCCTGAGAAGACGTCGTTCCTTGTCTCCTCGATGTTCTCCGCTGGTGCGGTTGCCATCGACGACGAGGGTATCGTCAAAATCAGCAGCACTGAGTAAGGAGTTAGATCATGGCTTTTGATTCTGCTGGACTCGGCGTTGTATCGGCTTCGAAGAAGGGTAACGCTCCGGCGATTTACACCTATCAGACCGCCGACACTATCGCTACCGTAAACACTGCGGGATATTTTAACGATATCTCCGACACGCTCGCTGTTGGCGATCTGATCTACTGTGTCACCTCCACGGGTGGCACACGGGTCAGCACGCTGACGCAGGTTCTCTCGAACAGCGGTGGTGTGGTTGACGTTGCGGACGGCACGACGCTTGCCGCTACCGACGGCGACTAATAAGATTGGGGCGGGTTTCGGCCCGCCCCTTTCACTTTAGGAGATCGGCATGGCCGCAGGTGATACTAAACTTTCGATCTGTTCTGACGCGCTCATTATGCTGGGCGCTGCTCCTCTTTCTAGCTTCAGCGATGGAACTGACGAGGCGCAGATCGCAGACCGTCTGTACGACGATATCCGCGACACGCTTATAATGCAGTATCCGTATAGCTGGAGCATCAAGAAGGTCCAGCTTGCACAGCTTGCCGACACTCCGATTAACGAATGGAAATACAAATACGCGCTTCCCGGTGACATCCTGGGCAACCCCAAGGCTGTCTTCAACACCAGCGCGATAGGCGCTCTACCGCTGCGCGAGTTCGAGATTTACAGCGGCGGCGTCTATACGAATTACGAGCAGGTCTGGATTGACTACCAGTTCCGTCCAGAACCTGCCTCATTCCCGCCTTATTTTATCAACCTCCTGCGCCATGCGCTTGCTGCGACATTTGCTGAACCTATCACGGATCAGCTTACAAAGGCGCAGTATTTCCACGAAATGGCTTTCGGAAGCCCCACGCAGAACATGCGCGGTGGGTTGGTGCGCGTTTCAATGAACATTGACGGTGGTGACAGACCGCCGCAGAACATCATGGAGTTCCCGCTGACGGATGTCCGTGGATGAGCCGGATCGTCTTCATACAGAACGACTTTACGTCTGGTGAACTAGACCCGAAGCTGCGGGCGCGTACTGACATTGCTCAGTATTCATCCGGCCTGACGACTGCGACAAACGTCTCTATCCAACCGCAGGGCGGCGCAAAGCGGCGCGACGGTACGAAGTTTATCTTTGAACTGGACTCTGGCGCTGGCGATGCTGTCCGCATGGTTAAGTTTGAGTTCAGCGTGTCGGACAGCTACATGCTGGTGTTCACGCCGGGACGCATGTACGTCGTCAAGGACGGTGTGCTTATCACGGACATCAATGGTAGTGGCAACGATTATCTTGCTATAGCGGCTCTTACGTCTGCGATCCTACCGGAGATGAACTGGGTACAGTCTGCGGATACCGTGATTGTCGTCCATGAAGACCTGGAGCCGATCAAGATCGTGCGCGGCGCGACCGATGCGTCCTGGACGGCAAGCACGATAGCGTTTTCTCATATACCGCTTTTTGCTTTCGATATTGACAGGCACAATCCGACTTACACGATTACGCCTTCTGGTGTCAGCGGTAATATCGAAATCACTGCGTCCAGCATCACGACGGACACTGGAACAGCGCAGGCGGGTAGCATAAGCACGATCACGCTGAAATCCGCCAGCAGCTTTACATCTGACGATCAACCAAACGGCATGTTCATCGAGATCACCGCTGGCACGGGTTCTGGTCAGACGCGCCATGTCGAGGACTATGTGGCGGCGACGAAAGTGGCAACAGTGTATCCTGATTGGGATACAGCGCCAGACGCCACGTCTCAATATGACATCAAGGCGTTCAAGGAAGCTGCGGTTGGCGAATACATCAACGCGCTGAACGGCTTTGGTCGTGCGCGTATCACGGAGTTCGTCAGCAATACTGTCGTCAAGGCGTATGTCGAGATACCGTTTTTCGATACTGACGCCATCGTTAGCGGCGATTGGGAATCGGAACACGGCTACGAAAATGCGTGGAGTGCGACACGCGGTTGGCCGCGTAGCGTTACGTTCCACGAAGGACGCCTTTTCTTCGGTGGGGCGAAAAGCCTACCGTCTACAATCTGGGGTTCGCGTGTCGGCGATTTCTTCAACTTCGATCCAGGCGAGGCACTGGACGACAGTTCAGTAGAAGCCACGCTTGATACCGGCACGTTCAATGCGATTGTTGATATATATTCGGGCCGTCACCTTCAGGTGTTCACAAGCGGCGGTGAGTTTTATGTGCCGCAGTCATTGGATGAGCCAATCACACCATCCAACCTGATCGTGAAGCAGCAGACCGCATTCGGCATGAAGCCCGGTTTGCGTGTGCAGAATGTTGACGGCGCATCATTGTTCGTACAGCGACAGGGCAAGGCGCTTCAGGAGTTCATTTTTAGCGACACGGTGCAGGCTTATACATCTGCAAAGATATCTCTGCTGTCGTCGCATCTTCTCAAGTCGCCAGAGGAGATGGCGGTGCGCGTTGCTACATCTACGGATGAGGGCGACAGGCTTTTGATAGTGAACGGTGATGACGGGTCGTTGGCCTGCTACACCGTCCTGCGCTCTCAGAATGTGGTCGCGCCGTCTTCGTGGACAACGGATGGCGAGTTCATAAATGTCGGCGTCGATGTCGATGATATTTACGTTGCGGTGAAGCGCACTGTGAATGCCGCGACTGTTTATTATGTGGAGTTATTTGATGATGAAGTTTTGCTCGACTGTGCAAAAACAGGCGGCGCGGCGGCTTCGGTTACTATGGATCACCTTGAGGCTGCTAGTGTCAAGATTATACGAGATGGCGTTGTGGAGCCTGACCAAACTGTGCCAGCTAGTCCGTTCACTGTTACGTTCGCTCAAGCAGCTACTGCTTCGTATCAGGTCGGTCTTAACTTCACGCCTGTAATCAAGACGCTGCCTTTTGAGCCGAAACTGCCTTCTGGCCCATTGAAGGGCTTTAAGAAGCGCATCTTTGAGGTGAACGCGGAAGTGTTTGAGACGCAGGCCATGACGATCAACGGCAAAGAGATTCCGTTCCGGCGTTTGGGTGGTGACATCCTTGACGAAGACGTGCCGGAGTTCACGGGCCTGAAGACACTGCATGGCATTCTGGGCTACAGTTACGACGGCCAAATCACGATAGGCCAGAACGTGCCGTTGAAGATGAACGTATTGGGTATTGACTACAAAGTGAGTGCAGGACAATGACATTTGCAGCAGCAGCACTTGCCCTTGCGGCAGTCTCCGCCGTCGGCACTATCGCTGGCGGTCAGGCGCAGGCGCGTATGGCGAGCGCACAAGCCGCTGCTGCTCAGCAGGCGGCACAGGCGCAGGCGATGGCGTCCTTGCGTCAAGCGACGATGCAGCGGATGCAGACGCGATCTGAAGTGCTGAAGTATCGTGAAGAAGGCGCAAATACCTTAGAAAAGGTTTTGGCTAATATGGCGACTGTAAACGCTAGGGCGGGGGCGGGCAGCATAGACCCGTTCAGCGGCAGTGCAGGCGCTTTGCAAATGTATGCACTCTCCAAAGGCTCGGAAGAATTTGGCAACATAGCGGACAGCGCAATTATCACGCAAAGGTCCGGCGAGATTCAGGCCGGTGTGTTTGAAGAAGAAGCACAACTTACACTTGACCGCGGAGCGGCCCAAGCAGCGTTGCTGCGCTATCAGGGTAAGGCGGCGAAGACGCAATCTTACTTCAAGGCAGCGACCACGATAGGGTCTGCTGGCCTGCGTTACGCTGAGATTGGTGGCCCGCCTGCCGGAGATACGTCTGGTGTCTCTCAGATGGGCGGGACGTGGCAGGGGAATTTCTAAATGGCTGAACGTCTCCCTAGATACAAAAGCGCGAGATCGGCACCTCTAGCCTCTCCGTCTGCTTCCTTCCGTGGCTTAAATTATAGTATGCCGCAAGCGCCCATTCGCGATCCTTTCGCTGGTGTTACTCAAGCGTTAGATAAAATGTCTAACTTCGCATTCGAGCGCCTGTCCGAACAGCGCAAACTTGAATGGGAAGAAGCAGGTATCACGGCTCCTGAGTCTGTGATTGAACAGCTTTCCGGTAAGAAATTATCTGAAATGACAAAGGCGGAGCGATCCGGCTGGGACAAGGCATCTATCGTCATGTCTGACCGCGTTGAGATTCAGGCGCGTAAGAAAATTGGCGAAATTTCTCTTGAGGGGCAGGCGAACAACCTAGCGCCGGAAGAAATAGCGGCAAACATAGATGACGCTGTTCTGGGCTTTGCGTCATCACTGGAGGGTATTTCGCCTGACCGCGCTTTGAAGGTCCAGAGCAACCTGACCAGACTGCGTGAGTCTGAATACCTAAAGGCCAGTGCTAGATATCTGAAGCAGCAAGAAGCGGAAGACCGGGCGCTTGGTCTTGAGGGCATTGATGTTATAAGCAGGAACATCAAGGAAAGGGCTAGGGTCGGCGTAGAGAGCCAAGACTTCGATCTTGAAGACGAAATAGCCAATCTCAGGACGTATATGGAGCATCACAGGTTTACGCCTGGTGAGATAGCTAGAACAGAAATTGATGTTCGCAAAGACTCTAATCGCGAGCGTGTTCGCGGTGGCTTTTACAACAACGAAAGCCTGATCGAACGTAAGAAATTTTTACAGCGTTTCGGGGAGGCAATTGAATCCGGGAAAGTAACTTCCTACGGTCTCGATGTTGATGATCTCAGAACGCTAGAGCGTGAGTTTAGAAGCGATATAAACGCAGATATCGCCGCTCTCAAGCCGCGTCTTGACGCGTTGAAAGATCGCGTTGAAAGCGAAGTTTCGGGCGTTGTTCAAGACGGCGCATCTCCATTGCCTGCCACCGTTGCTGGTATCCGTAAAGAAGTAGCTGAATTGAAAGCCCTCGGCCTTGACACAAGTGCTGTTGAAGAAAAACTGGCAAGCGCATCCACGGATGCGGCGATTGCCAAGTCTTTTCAAACAGCGACTCTTTCGGAACTTGAAGCTGCTGAAGGTCAGTTCATTGCGGCAGAAAGAAAACAAGGTGGTCTGACCGGGCGTCAGGCAAATATGCAAGACATGCTTCGCAAAAGAATCGCCAAGCAGAAAGCCGCTTTGAAACGAGATTCTGTTGAATGGGGAAAGCGCACTGGAGTTATTACGCCCGGTAATTTCTTTATTGATTCACTGGGTAAGGACTCAGGCGCGATACAGGAGATGGCGTCTAAAAGGCTGGAAGAAGCGCAGGCTTTCGCCATGCGCCATAAAACTGATCTCGTCGTTTTCTCTGATGTAGAGGCAGATACCCTAACTCAGCAGCTTTCTGAGGCGACCAATTCTGAGCGGATAAAAATCTTAGGGCTTGTCAACCGTTCTTTCGGCGCGTCTTCGTATGAAGTTTTCAAGCAGATAAGCAAGAAACGGCCTGAGTACGCTCATGTCGGCGGATTGATTGGAGCGGGCGCTGCGCCGAAAACAATCGAAGATGCTATGGTCGGTATCCGCCTGATGCAGGAAGACGCCGATGTGTCTACTAGGACTCAAAGTGAAGATTTCAAAGCGGCTATAGAAGCCCAA